CCTAATGACATCTCTAATGCAGCTAGTAGCTTCTTTTTACCCTCCTGTGTCCTCTTTTGTTCTGTTTCCATATTATATAATAGAAATTACTCGTATTCATTTGGTAGCATAAGTCTTATGCCTAAGTCAGTTATAGCCCACATTCTTATTTGGTCTGCATATATCTCAAAAGCTTTGCTATCCATTCTAGCTGTACTCTTAACTGTTTGTATTGCTACTGTTCTATCGTTTAGTTCTATACTATTCCATTCACTTGAGAACTTTACCTTTAGTATATCGTGTATATCATCAGGGAAGTAACCTAGTTCGTTTGATAGTGTCTGTACAATACAACTCCAATAATAGTTATTTTGCATATTGCTTCTTGTGTTTCTTTGTTTCTTTACATCTACTAAATAGTCATTCCCTAATTCCTTTAAATAGTGTATCAGGTTTTGCTTATCTTTATCACACTTTATTACAAACTTCATTAGTCAAAGGACTCATTGATTCCTCTTTCGCCTACTAGCTTTTCTTTTGCTCCTGCCCATAAGTTATCCCTTCGCTTACTTAAGCTAGGCTCTGTTCTTTGTAATGATGGTATTCCTTCTGTTGGTTCGCTATCCATATAAAGACCACATTCACATTCAGCTTCTTTTGCTACCCACTTACCATCTCTGTAGACTATTGTAGCTTTAGATAGTTCTTTAGTATTTCCACATTCGCAAGTGTATAGTGTCATTATTCTATTATTGTTAAATTCCTTCCTTCATTTGCAGCTATTCGGATTATTGTTTTAAAAAGTTTCTTACGTTCTAATTGAGTATCTAGCCATATAAATTGAGTATCCATCATACCATCTAAAGTTAATTGAACTCCAAATCTAGTTCCCTTATTTTCTCCTTCTTTATAGCCATACTTTTTTACAACTCCTTTCCAAGTAACTAATTCTATTGTGTCTTTCATCTCTTTAGTTTATCAAGTTCAAACTCTAAATGGTTTATAGCTTTCTGTATGCACTCAATCGGACTTTTGTGCTTGCGATTTGCTCTCATTAAATAACTGCAAGCAGTCCCAACATTATAGGATAAGTCAAAGTCTTCAATGACCTTGCGTGCTTCTATCTTATAACGGCTTCCAATATAGTAACTAGGGATTCTATTGTCTTTCATTTAATCTATCATTTTCAAGTCCTCCTGTTCTTGTTTCTACTTTGTCCATTTTCCAAAGTAATTTTTCTTTAGATTTTCTTTTTATTCTTCCTTCTATTATAGTCATAAGAATAACTACAAAGAAAAAGATTGCTACTATAATTCCAAGTATTGTAAATATCATCATTGTGTTAAAAGTTTAAGTAATTGACTGCTAGTATAAATCCTATCATCTCCATCATAGTTTTCATATATGCAGGTAAAGTTGTCGTCCTTCCAAGTCCACAAAGCTCTGACATTCTTTTTGATATTGTCTTTCAATATCCATTTAATTGTTTTGTATGTTCTTTCTAGTTCGGCCATATTACTATTATTTTCATTATTACTATTTTAGTTAATTGTATTGGGGAGGTAACCACACCCCCCCTTTACTACACAGGTCTGAAAAATTAAAAGCTTTTTAGGTCTTACCCTTTATTGATTAATTATTTCCTGAGTATTCTTTATATATTTTTTTTATTCCATCAAAACAAGCTGCAATACAAGAACCACAATTAGTTCCTGTTGAGTAGTTCGTGTTATGTAAAGTATTGTATATCTCAATCATTTTCTTCTTTGCCGTTTGGTCTTTAGCTCTACCTGTTTTTAAGTCTTCCCAAAGCACAACAATCTCTGCTATTATATCTTCAGGTATATCTGTTCTAACTTCAACTTCTGTTGTCTTATTCCAATAATTCTGTGGACAAGATTGAGAAGAAATTCTAGATTTGATTTTCATAAAACATTTACAAACGGTGCAATTTCCTAGAACGCTTGAATAGTATACGCAACTTTTACAGATAGCCATTCTTTCTTCATATATATCTTTAGGTACAAAAAATTTATTCACTTAACTTATATTTTAATTCTGTTCTTACTTTGTCAATTGTTGTGTATAAACTATTCCTGCTTATTCCAGTCTTTGCAGCTAGTGAATCTAATGTATTACCCTCGTAATAATAAAGCTCAAAGACTTTCTTATCGTACCAAGAAAAATTGTCTTCTAAAGCACTATCTATCTTTTCAAGGCTAGTCCATTGATAACAATTAGTTATTTCGTTAGGCAAGTTGTAAAGATGCTTAGATGGTATTGTTTCTCCTGAGTCCATTTCATCATAAGTAACTGCACTTGTTAGACTGTCTATATGTGTGTAATACTTTTTGTACTTATAATAGTAGTTACTTCTAGGACTTGTTAAAGCACGCCTTAAAGCAACTGCACCATATCTTGTTATTCCTAGTATTCCATCTTTATCGTAAATTCTTTTTATAACATCTGGATTTGCTTGTAGAAAATAAAGCATCAGCTCTTGTACTGATTCATTAACTTCATTTTCATCTGAAGTCAATCCGTAAGCCATAGTCCTAAACTTATCTGATAGCTTTGATATTTCTAAATATATCTCAGTCATTAATTGGTTCTATCTTATCTATCTTTGTAACTGTATCTTGTACTAGTTCATCTAAAACAATTCGATATGCTCTTACTACAGCTGCATTACTTCTTGTTTCTACACCTGCAAAGAATCCGTTTGTTGCAACTGCTAAATTAATTGGAATAATAGTGAGCCATTCCCAAAATAAATTTTCTCTATCTCCCTGTCCATATCCGTTATGATAATCAATAATAATTTGTACAACTTCTAAATAATTATTATACCTACTTTTTGTACTGACTTCTTTTGCAAACTCTTTACACATTGAAATATAAGTATCTACAATTACTCTGTGTTCATCATTTGCGTAAATTGGTTCTGTCATACGCCAAAGATACTTAAATAGTTACGCAATTTGTTTTTCTTCTTTTAAGTTTTCAACAAGCTTTTTGTAATAACTAATCTGTTCTTCATATTCAACTCTTGAAATCTTTAAAGTAGTTCTAGCTAATTGCTCTAGTTCTTCAGCTCTACCTTCTCCATACTTTTCATCTAACCTTAAACCAAACAAATACTGTTCTCCACTACGAAAAATATTACAACCGATACATTGTACTTCACAGTTTCCATCTTCTGAAAATCTTGTAGCAAGGTTTTTTCTAGATTGGAAATGACCATTTTGCATACCTCCTGTCTTATAATGACCTACCTTGCCACACGTAAAACATTGACAATAACCATACTCATTAGCTTCCCTGAGTCTTATGTAAAGACTGAACCATTTATCAAGTTCCTTCTTTAGTTTACTAATTGTCTTTTTTGCCATTCTTCAAAGTTTAAAGGTTTTTGTTTTAATAATGTTTTTACAGAGTAATAATACTTTGCGTATTCTTCTGCGTCTTTTATTGTTATTTCCATATTATATTCCACAACCTCCAGCATCACAAGAATCAAAATCTTCATCAAACATTTCATACTGCTGATTAAATTCTATAATTTCTTTATAAGTAAGTCTGTCTATTCTCCAAGTTAAACCATAATCTTTTAAGCATTCCTGTTCTTGCTTTAAGAACCACTCTATTTTATTTTTGTTTTTCTCATATTGATGTTTTAAATAATAAGGTGTTGCTCCCATACAACCAACGCAATTATTTACCCACGCAAATCTTACAGGTTTATCTTTCCAATATTGTTCAATTTTATCTTTAAATATACCATCTTCAATCAAAGGAAATCTTGGCTTTTCCCATTCCATCTCCTTCCATTTATTATTTCCATTCTTGTGTTTTCCAACTATAAATTTATCAACCAATATTCCATTTTCATTACATTTACTAAGAACTGTATTTCCCCTTCTCATTTCATTTGCCCTAAAACCTATTCGTTTTTCTACAACTTCCCCTATATTATCATACCAAAACTTTTTGATAGGTGCTAATTTCATTTCAGAAGTACAGAACCTACTGTTAGATTGAGGAAGCCAAGTAACTTTTTTACCATTTGAATTTCTCAATATTACTTCATCAAATGGTTTACCTGTAACCCAATTTATTTCTGAACCTATAAATTGTTCTAAGTCTAGCATTGTATGTATTATAACATCATCTTCTAATGTTCCAATAAATTCTGTTCCTATCTTATCACTAACCACTTGCCTTAATTTTTTATCAGGATAAAGGCAATTCATATCTGAAGTCCTTACTAAAGCAAATACATTATAGTCAGCAGGATAATTCGCTGCTATATACGCTGAGGTTTTTCCTCCACTTACACTATTAACTGTTTTCATATCCTAAGTCTTTACGCCATTTCTTTTGTAATTTGTTTTGCCTTAACATATACTTTCCACCTCTAAAGTCAGGGTCTTCTTCTTGAAGCTTTGCCCTTGCTCTTTTAATGCTTGGAGCTGATGTCAATTTATTAGCTGAATATAATTCAAGAAACTTAATGTAAGGAACATCAATATCTCCAAGACCTAAGTCGCTCATTTCTTCTGCCCAAATATTTGCACAAAGTCTGTTGTCGTCATCTCTTAGTGTTGGATATTTTACTATCCATTTAATTACTTTGTCTTTTGTTTTCATTATTTAGGATTTTTAATTATATTTTTATAATCAAAATAAAATTCTTTTGAGTAAGATATTTTTCTTATCATCCTAGTAGGTTGAGGAAAACCAAACATCATTTTAAATGTTCCTTGTTTATCTGGACAATATAATTTTTCTTTTTCTTTCATCTTAATAATTTTAAAGGTTCTTGATAATAAGGAGTCTTTTCTTTAGGCTGTCCTAGTGTCCTGACTTGATAGGTTGCATCATCAATAACTTTCTTATGAGCGTACACCCACTTGTAAAAGGTTCTGATGTTTAAGAATGGTTCGTCCTTTCCAAACCTTACTCCAATATGAAATGCATCTAGTATTTGATTCCAAGTCATATTACCAAATCTTTTCTCTTGTATTAAGTCTGATGCAAATATCTTACTTAGACTTGCAAGCGTTTGAGCGTCTGACCTGTGTCCTATCTCTACTGAAGTCTTACCTAATAAGTCTAAAACTTTTTCTGTAAGTGTTTGTAGTTCTTCTTTTTTTAGAGGTATCATAATAATTCTTTTGCTTTTTGCCATTCATTAATTTGTGCGTCTAACTTAGACATTGTTTTTGGATTTTTCTTTTCTCTACTTTCCCAAGTCCTAACACAAGCCTTCCAACTTTTCATTATTTCCTTTCCTATTTGCCATCCCTTACTTTCATAAAAATCAATAAATGATTCTGCATCTATATTATTTTTGCGTATTATACAATAATTTTTAACTTCATCTAAAGTAGGTTTTTTAAAGAAAGCCTTTTTATTACTATCTGTAAGATTAGTATTAGTTATATTTATATTAGTATTATCTGTACTTATTTTTATACTACCCTTGTCTTTTAGATTAATGTACCTATGCATTATTTGCTTAGTACCTTGTTTATATATAACAGTTCTTTGTATATAATCATTATCATCTAACATTTTAAGCCAGTTTTGAACTGCACCCCTACTTACTTCATAAAGTCTACAAAAGTATTCAGTAGAGGCTGTGCATTTTCCATTCATATTACATAGAGCAGTTATCTCTGCATAAAGTAATTTAGCGTTAGGTGTTAATGCCTTACTGTATCTGACTTCAGCAGGAATTATAGCATAGTAGTTAGGCTTTTCTTTCATAGGGTAATTATCTCAATTTCATATTTGAAGTTCTGGAGGGCTAACTTAACATTTTCTAATTGATTATAGAAGTTCCTGTAAGAAACTTTAACGTCTGTTCCTACTTTACCTGATTTTATCCTTATTATTACTTGCTCCTTTTTACTATTAAATACATCATTCTTTCTTAAATAATCTTGAAGCTGAAATAAGTCAAAGAATGTTTTTTTTGAATCTTCAATAGATTGAAAAGCATTAAAGACTTTATTGAATGTATCTCTGTATTTAGGGAAGGTTGAATAATTATGCTTATGATTCTTTTCGTAATGATAGACTAAAGTTCTATCTCTATTAATTACCTTGGCTATAGTTGAATGAGGTATTTCATATTCTATTCTAGCTATAACACTTGCTATTGACCTTGCTACTTGAAGCTCTTGTTTCCTACTTTTGTAGGCTAGAGAACCCTTACGCAAGCCTAACAAAGATGTTGTTAGGTTGCATAAGTTTTTAAAATTATCTTCTTGTGTCATCTTAGAATGGTAAATCATCAGGTGTAGTACCTTCAAAATGCACGTCTACTGATCTAGTTTCTTCCTTAGTATTCTTAGTAAACCAATACCCATCAATGTTGTGGAAGTACCTTCCGTTATATTCCCTTGAAGATACGTTACATTTAATTAATACTGAATCACCTTCTGCTAACTTATTCAAGTCATTTATCTTTTCATCTCCAAAAGCTTGGATTGCAATATCAGGATTATACTCTGCTCCTGTATCTATAACAATAACTTGCTTTTTCCATTGTTTACCTGCTTTGCTAACTCCTGTTTCAGCAGGTGCAATTAATTTTACTGTTCCTGTTACTTCCATTATATATTTCGCCTATGATTATTGAGTAGGACTTTTCTCGGTTATTATTGCTTAATTTGTAAGTTAATCATTCTAGTTAATGTGTCCTCCTGCTTTTTAGTCATTAAATAATTTCCCATTTTTCTTGTAACCGCAGCTCCTTTTCCTGTATTGATTGCTTCTAACATTGCATTGTAAATATCAACAGTCATTTTAGGTTTTATAGGTTCGTTTACCTTATTACTATCAGCGTCTTTTGTATCATCTAATAAGAAAAGGTTACCAAGTGCATACTTTTTAGCATAAGAACTACTTGATCCGAATGACTGAGCTATATCCATTCCTTTACGCTCTGGATTAATACCAGCTTGTGATTCAACATAGATAGTTTTTTCACCATCTGAAATAGAAACTTTAGAGTTTAAGACTAAGTAGCCTGCTATCTCTTGTGTTGTTTCTGTTATAGTTAAATAACAACCATACTTCTTTAAAAGTGGCTTAACAGCTTCAAGAATATCCTCTGCCGAACGATATTTATATTTTCCAAAACTGTTGAATTGGTTCTTAGGTGCTTTTAATTCGCTTTGTATAGCTATTAAATAGTCTGTCTTTTCTGTTTTCATTATCTTGTTCTTAAAATTAATGCTTTTCTACCTTTTTGATTATAAAGCTTGTTGTATATTTTTAACTTATCTATTACCGATTGATTCTGTTCTTGTGTTATATTCAAGATGTCATTCCAGTAAGAACCTTTTGGTTCTACTTTGAAATTATAAACTTCATCAAGCATAATTCCATTTTTATTTCTGTACTCAACACTTGCTAAGTCTAATTGCTTTTGTGTTCCGTAAATTCTAATAGACATTTCATTACCTACTAAGTCATTATCCATAACAAATAACCCTTTATTAAATTTAGAAACTGTTGCATAATCATTAGACTTATAAAAGAAGTCTTGGCAAATTAAATTCAATGTATTATATTCTTCGTATTCTGCGTCTTGTCTAATCATATTAAAAGATTAAAGAGTCAATGAATGAGAAAGTATAACACATTGCGAAGAGCAGAATGTAAAAGATAATAAAAGAACCAAGCGTGAAAAGAATATTATTATAAAACTTAATTTTCTTATCTTTTTCTAGTCTTGTTAAATCTATTATATCATATTTTATTGCTCCGTTTTCTTGGTAAGCATTCATTTTAAAGAATTGTACTTTTTCCTTTTCGTTAAGCAAGTAAACTACTTTGCTTTTTAAATTTGTAATCTTAAAGTTTTTCATTTTAATTGTATTGTGGGGGTTTTTACACCCCCTGATTATTATTTTCTAGAAATTATTTCTGTGTGTAAATTTTCAGCTGATGACAAACAACTTATTTCAGTTTTAGCTTCATTTATAGTTTCTTGAGTATGCAAATAACTACAATTGATTGCTTCCTTTGCTCCTGAATACATTGAGCTGTTTTTCCATAAAGTTAGTAATTGCTGTTTTGTTGCTTCATCTGTTGTTTCAATTGCAATTTTATGTATATTGCAATTTAATGTAGTGTAAAATCTTTCTTTTGACATTTTAATTGTATTGATTAATATGAAGCAAAGATAAAACCTTTTTTTGAATTAAAATAGTTTTTAACTAAGTTTTTAACAGAAAATGGTATTCTAATCTAGTAGATTGGAGTAAAATAAATTTAAAAAAGATTGAAAAAAGAGGTTGAAAACTATAAAGTCATCAACAAATTGATTGGTAATTCGCCGTTATTTAAGACAACAGAGCAGCCGATTGACTGTTTTTTAAAGTTCTTAGCGTATGCTGCTGCGTATGTCGTGGAGTCCACACCACAACCAACTTGCAT